ATCATCAATGCGCTCCGTTACCATTTCTAATTAATTTTTCTACATCCTCTGTAAGTTTCTTTGTTCTATCTTTTAAGAATTCTATATTAACTGCATTATTTCTCATACTCTTAACTTCTGCATCTACCTCTTCTAAAACACCTGCAAGGTGCTCCACCAACATAAAGAGCTCCGCCTCCCCACTTGACTGACCAAGTTCTCCACGTGGATATTTAATTCTAAATTCTGAGTTTTGCTCTAAATCTTTTTGCATCAACTCTATTTTTGTTGAGTGTGCATTGAGTGTTTCGTGTAAACCAAAATATGCCCAGGTGCCAATTGCAACGAGCGCGATCAGGCTGGCAACTGTCTTCATCGGCATTTGCACAGC